AAATTACCAATGTTTAATTATCAAAACTACTTTGAGATTGTAGAATCTCAATGGAGTGAGATGGGACAATTGTATTTCAGAACTCTTAATCCGTTGAAGCATGCAAATGGAGCAACTGATGTTGTTACTATCACTGTGTTTGCTTGGGCTGAGGATGTGTCTATGAGTGTCTTGACGTCTGTTGATCAAGATACATTGACTCCCCAATCTGGTGAAATTGAGGAGGCAAATAAGGAAGGAATGATAAGTGGCCCTGCCACTTCCGTAGCCAAATTTGCAGCTTATCTGCGAGGTGTTCCGTATATAGGTCCGTTTGCTACTGCAACGGAAATAGGTGCGGGAGCCGTCGCTAGTATGGCCAAAATATTTGGTTACTGTCGACCACCAATCACCAAGGCTCCTGATCCATATCGTCCAGCCCAGATTAGTTCTATGGCTTTGACGAATGTTCCAGATAATGCACAGAAATTGACTGTTGATGATAAGCAGGAATTAACCATTGATCCTCGGATTGCTGGTATAGGACCTGCTGATTCATTAAACATTAGAGAAATTGCTAAGCGTGAATCCTATTTGACCACATTTAATTGGAATATAGGAACTGCGCCTGACACTTTACTCTGGAATGCAAGACTTGACCCATGTACTTGGGCAGAAAATGCTGGACCTCCAACTTCTTTACACTTTCCTGCGTGTGCTATGGCTGCTTTGCCATTTTCACATTGGAAGGGGTCTATGAAGTTTAGGTTTCAGATTGTTTGCTCAAGTTTTCATAAAGGTCGTCTGAAGTTTGTGTATGATCCCAATTTCATTGCCAACAATACTTATTTGGGTTTCTCCGAGTACAACACCAATTATCTCAAGATTGTGGATATTGCTGAAGAGCAAGATTTCACTATTGAGATTGGTAATGGACAAGAGAGAAACTTCCTCAACCATGCCCTTCCAGGTCAAGATGGTGTTACAACGATGTATTCGACGTCGAGGTATACATCTAAAGGACCAGGGAATGGTGTCATTGGGGTTATTGTCGTGAATGAACTTACTACTCCAAATAGTACAGTGACAAACGATATTGAAATTAATGTTTTTGTTTCAATGGGTGATGATTTTGAAGTTGCTGCTCCAGATGATTATTTTCAACACTTTGTATTAAAACCACAGAGTGGAGAGATGGAGATTCTTGAGTCGCAATCAGGTGAGATAGTGCCTGAGAGTCAAAATACTACCGAATTGGATGCTCCACAGCAGTCTGAGACCACATTGATAGGTCTCCCTCCTGTGGAGGATCCTGAGCTTAATAAAGTGTTTTTCGGTGAAGCTATAACTTCGTTTCGTACGATGTTGAAGCGGTATTCCTTATGGAATACTATACCGAAGTTAGATACTATTCCTGTTGTTATTTCAGGGCGTTTTGCTGCTTTTCCTTACCTCAGAGGGAATGTAGCAGATGCTGTTGATACAACGGGAGCAGCAGCCGACTACAATTATTGTAACACTGTATTACTTCATTGGGTGCGTGCGGCTTTTTCAGGGCATCGTGGATCAATACGATATAAATTGCTCCCTCGTGGAACACAAAATCGTGGAGATCGTATCGAAGTCCAGAGAGCGCCGTGGAAACCCACTACTCCAGAATATAGGTATGATCTGCAAACAATGCCTAGTTATGGAGCTTTGAGTACTGCGAGGAAGGATATTATGTCCGAATGGGAAACTGCCACTGGCAATAATGTACCATTGGATATTCATCCTTTTCCTGGAACTCGAGGAATGACATTTACCACTGGAGCTGTTAATTCAGCCCTGGAATTCGAGATGCCTTTCTACAGTGCATATCGGTTTGTTCCTGGGAAACCAGAGAGTTATACCGGTATTTCACTTTGGGAGGCAGCATGGGATTACAGGATTTATTTCCAAGGTAATGGATCAAATTCTAATACTTCAACTGTTGATGTATATCAATCAGTTGGGGAGGATTTCCAATGTTATTTCTTTACGGGATTGCCACGCATGTACTATGAAGCAAGTCCACCTGCATAAGGTGGCAGCTCATGGGGACTGACACCCCTAACTAATTAAAAGTAGCTTTTAAAGAGTGAGCTAGCAGGCAAAATCACTCTACCATTCTGTGGCCGAATGGGGGAACATTTATGTTCCTGGACTACGCCGTATTTAGAATTCGTGACTGAATTTTTCCTGCGGTGTATTCCGGAGGTTTTTAGGTCACAATTTTAATTAGTGTAGCCCTACGCAGTGCGGTAACGTACTGTG